ACCCTCGCTGACTTCGTAGAGCCTGCCACCGTTCAGCAGAATAACCTGCCGCCCGTCTGGCGAGCCGTAGTGCGTGGCCTTCATTCGTATCGTTTGCATAAAACCCCGTTGCGTTGGTTATGGGGTATTTATCGTATAAAAATACGAAGTCGTCAATAATTATTTCGCATAAAAATACGAATTATTTTCTCGACGGGGCTGGGGAGGTAGGTGTGAAAAGTCGGGGTGCGATGTGAAAGGTGAGGGTACAATTGCCCCCAATAACAAAAAGCCCGCCGGGTGAGGGCGGGCAAGTCGGGTATTACGGGGGAAGGGTGGGGTTAGTGACAGCCGTACTGATCGCAGAGTTCGCAGCTATGCGCCTGATACTGCATCGGGGAAATATATTGCGCCGGGATTTCATTTGTGGACTTGGCACAAGAGGCCAGAGTCAAAAGGGTGAAGCTGATAGCCAGTTTTCTCATACTTTCTTTAATCCTTACTTAAAAATTAAACTTAGTTAAACAAATCTTAACCTTTGTTGTATAAATGTGACACAATTCTTAACAGGGAGGGGGGGTGTATGGATGAGGAGCTGCGAAGGCTAAAAGCGGAGCGGGACTTTCTGCTGGAGCTATTAGAAGGATATGGGGTCACGCCGGTTATTCCCAAGAGGTTAATTTTGCATTCGTTTAAGAAAATCCTCTGCCGTGGCCGCTGTAACTGTGGCCACACCGTTCATTCTGAAATTCCTAAGCGCATGGTGAGTTAATTCGTCGATTATTCTATCGCGCTCTTTCCTAGATACAGGAATTTTATTTCGCTCTATCGCGGAGCTGTAGGCGGCGGATGCTGCATCTCTCGCCTCTTTCAGGCCCTCATCTTCACCCAGAAACCAACTTACGGGACGGTTAACCGCATCTGCCAGATGACAAAGGATGTCAACGCGCAGAGAGCGTTTGGGGCTTTTTAGAAAACTTCTGAGAGTCCCTTCTGCGACCTTGCTACGCTCACACCAAGCATTAACGCTTAGATCCTCCAGCGCCATTATCTGATTCATTCGTGTAACAATAATTTCCTTGGAGTAGGGCATGTCGCCCCTATAGCAATCTCGCATCATATTACGAACCGTATAAATGTACGAATGGCCCTTGACAGTCGTATAAAAATACGAATAATTACATCTATGACCATAGATGAAGTAGTCCAAAATATCCGCAATATTCCAAGGGAATACAACCTGTCAAAGAACAGGCTGGCAATCCGCGCCGGTATTACTGAGGGGGCTATTCGCAAGATGGACGATCCTTCATGGAATCCCCGGCTCAAAACGCTAAAGGCGCTAGAGGCCGCAACAAACAACCTCCCGCCCCTTGCGGAGAAGGGGGGCGCGGAATGAAAACTAGCAGCATGGCTACGCGCACTGGCGCTTTCCTTTCGTATGCTGTTTCCCGCGCTTTTATGAATATGCGCCGTATGTTCTTTTCGGCGCGTATTGCCTCCAGTCTTATTGCTGAAGGTATCTTGACGACCATCCTGTTTTGGAAACTTGGGGAAGCTCCTCTTTTGGGGCTTCCCTTTTTTCGTCAGGGAGGCGGTGGATAACTCCACCCGATAGTTAACATTTTACTAAAATTTATCTTAAATGCAAGCGTTTTTACTAAGAAAATTTAACTAGATGTAGGGGGCAACGATGGATAAGGACACTAAATCTAGTATTGAAGCCCTTGAAGCGCGGATGGACATGCTGGAGGCCGCCTTCATCAACCTGGGCCAGACCCTCTACTACTTTTCCAACAAGCTGGCGGTGCTGCAATCGAAGACAGAGAGGGAATTTGCCGCCTACTTCGATGAGCTTGACACGCTTTGGGAGCAGACAGGCTCTCCACGCGGCGCTGCGGCTCCAGCTTCACACCTGCAACTTGTGATTTCCAACGACAACGCCAGCTACCCGCACGGGGCAGCGTGACCCAATAACAACAACCAGAGAAGGAAACTACCATGCTTGATAACGAACCCCTCACTAACAAGAAGAAGCGCGGGCGCGGCCAACTGGCCGAGGTCGGCCACAATACCACCGTGGAAGACAGTGTAACACGCAGCTTCATTGAGCGTTTTGGGAATCTCGAAACTGAAATCTTCGCACTGCGCCGTGACCAGAAGGAGCTTCTGAACGAAGCCAAGGGCGCAGGCCTTAGCAAGATGGCAATTCGTGGCGCGGTAAAGCGCATGTTCATGAGCGAGGAGCAGAAACAGGCCAAGGACGAGGTGGCGGCATTGATTGAGCATTACACCCGCCTCTGCGCCGATCTGCCGTTGTTCGATGCGGCAGCGGCCTGAGCAGAGTGAAGACGAGATCTGCGCGGGGTTTGTCACGGCCCTGCGCGATCTTGAAACCTACAACCAGATTATCAACCCCGAGGCGTTTATGTGGTTTCATATCCCCAATGGGCAGCGAGCCGGTGGTAATGCCACCTCCCGCGCTATTGCAGGAGCCAGAGATAAACGCCTTGGGGCGCTGCGTGGGGTGCCTGATTACTGTTTCCACTGGAGTACCGAGGATGGAACGCCTTGGGTGGGCTATCTGGAAGCAAAGACGCTGATTGGAACCCTCTCGCCTGAGCAGAAGGCCTTCCGTGCTTACTGCCTGAAGACAGGCGTTCCCTTTGATGTGTTCCGCACGGTGCAGCGCGGCCTGCAAATCCTCCAGAGCTGGGGCATCATAAAGCAGGGGGCGGTGGTATGATCTACGGCCTTGCCCCATCCCGCTCTGATTGGCGCACCCCGCGATATATCACTGATGCGCTTGGGTTCTTCGATCTTGACCCGTGCGCCGATAGGCGTGCCCCGTGTTGCCATGCAAAGGAGGGATACACTGTCGGGGGGTTGAGCCGTGAATGGTATGGTCGAGTATGGCTAAATCCTCCTTACGGAGACAAGGCTCGTGTCTGGGTAGAAAGGTTGGCAAAACACGGAAACGGTGTTGCCCTGATTCCTCCCCGCGCAGGTTCTAATTGGTTTCATGACGTTGTATTTGACCGCGCGGATGCAGTTCTATTCCTGCGCGGGAGGATTGCGTTCATTCATCCAGAAACACAGCAGCCAATGAAGGGAAATAACTCCGATAGCTGTCTTGTGGCCTATGGCGAGAACAACGCTCACGCTCTGCGTGACTGTAGCTTGGCGGGGGCGTTATGGGAGATATGACCTTACCTGATGCCTCTTTATACGAAAAGGCGCGCCAGCAAGTGCTGAGGCTTATTGAGCGCGGAAGAATTGGCCGAGTACCGGCGCATCCTATTGTGCGGGAAGCGCGTCTTCATTTTGAGACATTGATTCGTCTTTCGGCGTTGCTGGATAGTCGTGGCCGCCGTTTGGAGGCCAACGAGGTTTTAGCGATGATTAAGCCAGCTATGGACACTCTGCTTCATGCGATGGCGCAGGAGAGGGCGGGGCGGATATGAGCATCAACGAGATGCCTGTAGAGGCGCGGGATCTGATTCAGGGCAAGCGGCTTGATGCCTGGAAGCGTTACAGGTCTGCCGCCACCGATTCGGTGCGTGATCGTTACCGGACAGAATATGAGCGCCTGACTTTGGTGCTTAGGCTGTGGGGTGGGTTATGACCCCCCGCCATATTTCACAAATACTGCCTGACGTGCTGGCGACAGCAGCGCAGGCCATGAATGGCAGGGGCAGCGAATTGCAATCGCCAGCCGCTACCTATCCTCACGGGTACGGTGCGCCCCTGTCTTATTTTAACAGTGGGGAAAGTGAGGAAGATATGAGCAATAAAAAATTTATCGCTGAAGTTACAGGTGAAAAAATTGCACCTGAAGTCCTAATGAAGATTCTCAAGAGAACCGAGTCGCTTCCTGAAAAGCAACATGGTTTCATATCATATATGAAAATCACAGTAGATGTATGCGGCAATGCCATTACAGCTATGGCTGCGTTTGAGAGGATCTCTGCTGCTGGCAGGATGCTTAAAGACCCAAAATTGAAGCATTGGAATCATCGCACCGAAACATACAGTTTAATTACTGAGCCTATCGTTATTGCAGCAGCGAAATGCGCGCTGAAGGCTCGCAAGAAAACCAAAAACAAAACTGAATTCTATTTTGATTCAGAAGAATTTCTAAGCGCAGTGCTGCTATCTTCTGAAACCGATGGAGGTGCATAGACATGAGTTGGTTTCAGCATACAACCTATGCCAATCGGGATGAGAAACTTGCAGCTTTGCGGAGCATAGCGGGTTTTGAGGGATACGGTTTTTACTGGTTCCTTGTCGAGACTATCGCCGACTCGATGCAAAATTCGGGTCAGTGTTCGGTCAAATATCCACTCAAGGTTTGGCAGAGATTGACCGGACTTTACCCAAACAAATTAAAAAGATTGGTGAATGTTCTCACAAACATTGGCCTATGTTCTGCGAATGTTTTGCCAATCACCGAGCAATCATCAGAAGAACTTCTTGAAATCTCCCTTCCTAATATACTGAAATACATAAAGACGCCAAAAAATAAGCAAAAAACAGAAATCAAAAATACCTCCCTAGAGGAGAGGAGAGGAGAGGAGAGGAGAGAAGAAAAAAAAGAAGAAGGGGAAGGCGCTGAAGCGCCCAGGCCTCCCGATCCAGAAATTCAGCCTGCAAAGAAAAACTACGCCTTCGAGGGAAAAATCATCCGCCTGACGAGCAAGAACCTTGCCGAGTGGAAGGTTTCGTTTTCAGCGATACCAGACCTCAAAGCCGCGCTGATAGCCAAGGACGCTTACCTGCAAAGCCTTCCACCAGATCACAAAAACCGAGGAAACTGGTTTCTGTTCTGCTCGAATCAGCTTGCGAGAGAGCATCAGGAATACCTTGCAAAGCGAGCGTTTCAGCCAATTCCCCGTTACTCCGAAACAAAAACCAACCTGGCAGTGTACTGATGGAAACCGCAGAAAACCTAGAGATTGAACAAAACCTGCTTGGGCATTTGCTGGCGAAGAACGTCACGGTTTTCAACCTGCAAGCCAAGCTGAAGCCTCACCATTTTGCCGAAAAGGTGCATCAGGAAATCTATGCCCGGATTGTGGACGGTGTGGTGTTCCGGCAGGAGGCGACAAACCCGGCAACGCTGAAGGGCTGGGCGGAGTCGAATGAAACCCTGAAGGCTCTCTGTCCGGAGAATCCGGTGCGATATCTTGCCAATCTGGCCTATTCCGGCCTGGTGGTGATTTCGCCGGAGCAATATGCCGAAGCCATCATTCGGATGTGGATGCTGCGGAAGGCGCAGGAGCAGGCCCGAAGGTTGCTGGAGCTGGCATCCAACGCCGATGCAGACCCGGACGAGGTAATCGGGAAGATTCACGCCGAGCTGCTCAACATCCGCTCTGGCGGCATTGCGAAGGCCTTGGACAGCAAGACGCTTACGGCGAGGATGATTGAGGGGCTTACGGTTGAACTACCGATTGATTCCACGGGTATCCCGCGCCTGGACAACCTGATGGGCGGCGGATTGATTCAGGGCAAGCTCTACGGGTTCTTTGCCCGGAAGAAGGTGGGTAAGACCAGCATGGCGGCGACGATTGCCTACAACCTCGAAAAACAGGGCATCAGGCACGCCTTCATTTGCGGGGAGATGGGGCCGGAGGAGATCCACGAGAAGGTGTTGTCGCGGCAGATGCAGGTTTTCCCTTCGTCCTTCCGCAACAAAGGGTTCCGCAGCTCAAACGCATTTATGCACAAGATGGCGGATGCCCACGCCAGCACCAACGGCCTGACGCAGTATTACGACGCTCCCGGCCTTACCTTTGACGACCTGAAGGGCATGGTAAGTGAGGCGAAGTACCGCTACGGCGTGAACGGGGTGATTCTGGACTATCTACAGCTTGTCGGCGGGAAATCCTCAAAGACAAGTGAGGCATCGCACCTCGACGCGGTAAGCCAATGGCTGGCGGAGGCGGCGAAGAAATACAAAATCTGGATTATGGCGTTGGGCCAAATCAATCAGGAGGGTAACACACGCGGCGGGGAGGGAATTCGCCACGCCTGCGATATGTGCATCGAAATCCACCGCGAAGATATCACCCAGCCTACCGCCTGGCTGGAGATGAAAGACTCCCGCTACATGCCCTACGGCAACATGGGAGACAAAGACAACCCCGCTCTCATTATGCGCGAGCATGGCCAATATTTTGAGGAGATTGCAGCATGAGCTACCCAGCCAAACCTGTCGAACCGCTCCCACCACTGGAATTCGCCACGGTGGACGATATGGCCCTCCTCTGGGCCGACATCGACGCGCTCAAAACAAAACTGCGCAGGCTGGATACCCTCCTCGATGGCGACATGCTGCGCAAGCTCTCAGAACTGAAATACGGGGAAAACAACTAACCACAAAACCAAAAAAAGAAAGGGGATACCATGATGCACACATCTTTTATGAGCGAAGTATCAATGCACTGCGCACCACCCTACACCCCGCCAGAGCAACGACTCTGGCAAGCAAAAATCGTCCAGTACCTCCAAGACTCCATCACCCGCTCACATAAACCCGAAGTCGAAAAAATACGCAGAGAAGCCCATTCATGGTTCAACAGCACCAACGCCGACTTCATCGAAACCTGCGAGGCCGCAAACTGGCCGCCGGAAATGGTTTCCTCCATGCTCCACAGGGTTCAGGTCATGGGAACCGTCCCCAGAATGCTTAAAGAACTGCCAAAAAAGAAGAAAAATTGGTACGATTTTACAAATACATCAAAAATATAAACTGAAACAATCAGTTAGCAATCATTGGAAGGATATGACAATGCCAAATCCACTCGGAATAGGAGGCCAGAAGGCCGGAGAGAAGGGGAGAAACCCAAGGGGCAGGCCAAGCGGAACCATCAACTTTGTCGATAGGGCCAAGCACATCACAGAGAAGTACACGGCAGGAGAAATTCTGGAGCTGCATGGGGATGCGAAGAGGTTCAAGAAGCTCCCCTCCTTCGATGCGCTGATCATAACACGCCTTGCTGAGGCGCTGGGGGCAGATGGCACCAAGGCCATGAACTCGATTCTGGACAGGCTGTTGGGCAAGCCGGTACAGCCGGTGGCCAGTACGGTGAACCTCTCCGGAAGCCTGACGTTGGACGAGCGCCGCAAAGAGGCGATTGAGAAGGCGGAGAAACTACTCATGAAAGCAAGGGAGAAGAAGTGATGGACATCGTAACAGGAGGGGCCGGATTCATCGGTAGCAGGCTGGTAGCGCGGCTGCGGGAGATGGGGCGGGAGGTGGAGAGCATAGACTACCGGGAGCCTATCTGCCCGGTTGATCTACGTGGCGGCCTCAGCCTACCGAAGGGCGAGATCAACACCGTGTACCACCTCGCGGCATTGGCCAGCATCGTTCCCAGCATCCAGAACCCAAGGGACTACTACGACACCAACGTGACGGGGACGCTGAACGTGCTGGAAGCGGCGCGCAATGCCGGGTGCAAGCGTTTCGTTTACGCGGCGTCGTCCAGTTGCTACGGAATCCCCAGCCAGTACCCCACGCCAGAGACAGCCCCACACGATCCCCAATACCCCTACGCCCTCACGAAAATGATGGGCGAACAGCTTGTCCTGCATTGGGCGAGGGTCTACGGCCTTCCTGCCGTGTCCCTGCGCATCTTCAACGCCTATGGGCCGGGGCACCGCACAGACGGGGCATACGGCGCCATGTTTGGGGTGTTCCTCGCGCAGATGGCGAACGGCAAACCGATCACGATCGTGGGCGACGGCGAGCAACAGCGCGATTTCGTGCATGTGGATGATGTGGTGGAAGCCTTCATCCTCGCCGCAGAGTCAGACAAAACCGGCGAATGCTACAACGTGGGCTCCGGTAGCCCGGTCAGCATCAACACTATTGCCGATATTCTGGGCGCAGAGAGCCGCGCTTATATCCCGAAGCGGCCCGGAGAACCGGATATCACTTGGGCAGACATCAGCAAGATTCAGCGAGAACTTAGCTGGCAACCGGAAATCACCATCATGGAGGGGGTGGAACAACTGCGCCAGAGTATAGGCAAGTATCGTGCCGCTCCCCTTTGGACGCCGGAGACTATCGCAGAAGCGACAAAAGACTGGCACAAGTGTCTGGGGAAAGTCGCATAGCAAAAACCACCGTCTTGGTGGTATAAACCCCGAGGAAACACCACCTAGACGGTGAATCGTGATAGGACTGAAAAAAATCTGAGGCGCTTCCCTTAAATCAACTCAGAACCTGCGATATAGATCAGACATGAAGCTGATCACCATTGAGAATTTGGAAGAGAAACTCAGGGAGTTACGGCAGGCTACCACTATCGGCCAGTGCCATGGGTGCTTCGACCTTCTGCATCCCGGCCACATTCGGCATTTACAGGATGCGCGGAAGCGGTGCGCGGTGCTTGTGGTGTCGGTGACATCCGACAGGCATATTCACAAGGGGCCAGGGCGCCCGGTTCACACGGCAGAGGAGCGGGCCTTCATGATCTCAGCCCTCTCTTGCGTGGACTTCGTGGTGGTGGACGACAACCCGAATGCGGTGAACGCGATACGCAGGATTAGGCCGCATCTCTTCTTCAAAGGCGTGGATTACTCGGAGAAGGACACTATCGACCCGATGGAGCGTACAGCGGTGGAGGGATTCGGTGGAACTGTCGTCTACACGATGACGCCCAAGCAATCGACCACCGATATCATCAACAGAATAAAGGGGAAATCTAATGGCGTGGGCGGAACAGCATTTTACTAGGGTGGGGCAGCTTCCGCTGCTAACCAAGATCACCGACCTGCACGGCGAACCCGTGACGCTGGATCAGGCAATCAAAGACACCATCAAAGACCTGCGTGCCTGTCATTCCTTAGGGCGCAAAGTGATAATCATCGGCAATGGCGGTAGTGCCAGCATTGCCAGTCACATGGCGATAGACTTCACCAAAAACGGGGGCATCCGCACGATTGCGCTCAACGATGCTGCGGCGCTTACCTGTACGGGGAATGACTTTGGCTATGACCACGGCTTTGAGCGGATGCTGGAGGTCTACGGAGATCGCGGCGATACCCTGATTGCCATCAGCTCCAGCGGCAAGTCCCAGAATATCCTGAATGCAGCAACAGCAGCAGTCCTTGGCGGAATCCCGGTTATCACTTTCTCCGGCTTTGAGCCGAACAACCCGCTGCGGCAGAGCGGCTACCTGAACTTCTATGTGCCAGCGGGTGACTACGGCAGCGTAGAGGTGACGCATCTGGCGCTACTGCATGCAATTCTCGATTGCGCGATGGGGTTACAATGATTGGCAATTTTGAAGAAGCACTACGTTTAGGGGTAAAGAATGCCATCGAGAAGCGCATTGCTGAGGTGGTGGAAGAGGTAACAAAAAAGGCCACGGAAAGCCTTAAAGAAGAAATTTGCAAGGCAGCGGCGAGTGTCGCCTTACAGGCAGATCGAGTAATCAACTATGAGTTCAGCGGCACTGATTTACGCATCTCCATCAAAGGTAACTTCAAATGAAAGTCTTAGTCACCGGCCATGCCGGATATGTGGGAAGCAAACTAGTCCCCGCGCTACTGGCCAAGGGTCATGACGTTGTGGGTGTGGATGTTGTTCAAACTCATGCGCCAAATGGCTGGGACCAATTCACACCAGCGGGGGCGGCTTCGTACATTAGCCACCGCACCGATATACGCCACACAGCGCGAATTAAAGAGCTTATGACTAGCTGCGATGCGGTGATTCATCTTGCCTGCCTTTCCAACGATCCGACCTGCGATCTGGACCCTGCCCTTACCAAATCCATCAATCTTGATTCCTTCAGGCCTCTGGTGAAGGCGGCAAAGGATGCCGGAGTAAAGCGGTTCATCTTCGCCAGCTCGTCATCTGTTTACGGCGTGAAGAAGGAGATCAACGTCACCGAGGATTTGCCGCTGGAGCCGCTCACGGATTACAGCACCTATAAGGCCCTGTGCGAGGATATCTTGCTGGAGGAACGGCAACCCGGCTTTGAAACGGTGATTGTGCGACCGGCCACGGTCTGCGGCTATGCGCCTTCGATGCGTCTAGACCTGCTGGTGCATATTCTCACGATGTCTGCGCTGCGCACGGGCACCATCAACGTCCACGGCGGGCATCAGTACCGGCCCAATATCCATATTGACGATATGGTGGATGTTTACCTGCGCCTGCTGGAAGCTCCTGCTGCGCGAGTGGATGGCCAGATATTCAACGCAGGGACGCAAAACCTCACCATTCTGGAAACGGCAGAGCTGGTGAAGTCCCTGCTGGGCGACCATATCCAGATCAACGTCACCGAAAGCACCGACCCGCGCAGCTACCATGTGAATTCCGACAAAATCCAGAAAGAAATCTGGCAACCGTCTTTCAGCGTGGAGGATGCGATTCAGTCCGTGGTGATTGCATGGAAGAACGGCGACATCCCTTCACCGGACGATGATCGATACTACCGCATCCGCAGCGTGAAGCAGCTGGGGCTGGTGGCATGACTGAGGCCCAATACACCCGATACAAAGACCTGCCGGAAACCATTCTCCCGCCGATGGCCAATCAGGTTTACTTGGAAGATCCGAAGATGCTAGGCATCCGGCTGGCGCGGTATAAGTTCGTGGCGAAGCTGCTGGCTGGTAAGCGTTTGGTAGCAGAGGTAGGGGCGGGTGATGGGTTCTTCAGTCGCTTGGTGGAAAAAGAAGTGCGCGAGTTACGCTTATTTGATCTCGATCCTGCTTATGTAGTCCCACTGGATATTGTAGAGGAATCTGTCCCAGGCCCTTGGTATAATGCCATCTATTCCCTCGACGTATTTGAGCACATCGCCCCGGAAGATACCCATACTGCCCTGATGAATGTCTGTCGTTCCCTTGACTCTGACGGGGTATTCATCTGCGGCATGCCATCGCTGGAGAGCCAGCAATATGCCAGCGAGGACAGCAGGTTAGGACACAAAAATTGTATGAGCGGTGTCTATTTGAAATCACTCATGGAGAAGTATTTTAAAAATGTTTTCCTTTTTTCGATGCACGATGAAGTGGTGACAACAGCCTTTAGCCCAATGGCACATTATATAATAACATTGTCTGTGGGGGTAAAATGATAAGGAACAAATATACTCGAAACGAAATAGTAAAGAAAAATGGGTATAGCGAAATCACCCTTTATGATTTTAATAACAGAGAGGTAGCCCGGAGCAAAATAGACAATTCAGATATTAATAATATAGCTCCGTATAAGTGGTGTTTGGATAAGGAGGGTTATGTACGCAACCATTTGGTTGGTCGTTTACATAGATTCATCCTTAATCCAAGTGAAGATTATTGGGTCGATCATATTTCACGAGATAAGCTCGATAATCGGAGAGAAAATCTTCGTATAGTAACACCAACGCAAAGCATTATGAATACTGCTTTACGTTCTGATAACACTTCCGGAGCCAAAGGGGTGTCTTGGAAAAAAGATAAGAAAAAATGGAAAGCGTATACTTTTGCTAAAAACAAACAGATACACATTGGTTATTTTGACCATATAGAAGATGCAGCGCAGGCTAGAGATAGGTTTGTAAAAGAGTTGCATGGGGCATATGCCACCATGAATGCGGAGCTGCGTTCATATGCCTGACCTAGATAGCCGCTCAAAATACCTCCGCCGCCTAGCAATCCGCTGCCTTCGTGGTGGCCAGCGCGGGCATATCGGCTCGACATTTTCGTTAACCGAGATTATGCGCGTGCTTTATGATGATGTAGCGCAGCACAACCCAGAGGATCCGGCATGGGAAGGGCGCGACCGGATAATTCTCAGTAAGGGCCATGGATGCGTCGCCCAGTACGCCATGTTGGCGGATAAGGGGTATATCTCCATGACGGCGCTGGATACCTTCTGCCGCAAGGATGGGATATTGGGTGGCCATCCTTCGCACAAGGTCCCTGGCATCGAATGCGACACCGGCGCGCTGGGGCATGGCCTGAGTATGGGCATAGGCATGGCGCTGGCGGCGAAGATACGCAAGCAGGATTACCGCGTGTTTGTGGTGATGGGGGATGGCGAGATTCAGGAAGGCTCCGTATGGGAAGCGGCCATGTGCGCGGCAAAGCACAAGCTGGATAACCTGACAGTGATAATCGATTATAATAAAATCCAATCATCCGGGTTTGTGAAAGACATTTGCCCGCTGGAGCCCTTAGCTGATAAATGGGACGCATTTGGATTTGGTATTTGGGAATGTGACGGACATTCGCTGAGTGATTTAAAAGCCGCGCTTGATGATGCTGCACGATACGATGAAAAACCCACCTGTATCATCGCCCACACCGTGAAGGGCAAGGGCATCTCCTTCGCAGAGAATCAACCACTCTGGCACCACAAGGCGCATATCACCGAGGAACAGTTTCAGGCGCTGGAGGCCGAAGTAGCATGACCCGTACCGCCTGCCTCAACAGCATTTACGAACTGGCCAAGCGCGACGAGCGTGTGGTATTCATTGGCTCCGACCTTTCTCCCAATACGCTGCCGGACTTCCAGCGTGATTTCCCCAATCGCTTTTTCATGGAGGGGATCAACGAGCAAAACTGCGTCGGCATGGCGGCTGGCTTGGCGAAGGAAGGCTTCATCCCGTACGTCAACACCATTGCAACCTTCATCACCCGGAGGGCTTATGAGCAAGTGGCTATGGATATTTGTCTGCATAATCTACCTGTGCGTCTTATTGGCAATGGCGGGGGACTCCTTTACGCTCCTTTAGGGGCTACGCACTGCGCGATCGAGGATATAGCCATCATGCGCGCGCTGCCGAATATGGCGGTGGTGAATTGTGCAGATAGCGCGGAGATGCTGGAATTCATGCCTCAGACGCTGGACTATCCGGGGCCGATGTATATCCGCCTTGGGCGGGATAATGACCTTGCGCTGGAAAAAGAGTTTATCGGAAGGGCAAAGATACTGCTGATAGGAACGGGCATCATGACCCCCTATTTGCAGAGGGCCAGAAAGCTGATCGACATTCCTGCAAATATTTATCACGCAAGGTGCATAAAACCCCTCACCCTCGATCTGAATGTCGCGCCTTACGATTTAATCGTCACAGCAGAGGAAGGCATTGCAAGCGGTGGGCTTGGGACTGCTGTGATGGAGCTTTTGGCAGACAACAGAATCTACACCCCCGTCCTACGCCTCGGCTTGCCCGATGCCTTTCCTCATCATTACGGTGAGCGCGAGGACTTACTGGATACTTACGGCCTTACCCCGGAGAAGATAGCGCAGCGGATCAAGGAGGCTTATGCCCGGATTTCTGACTGAATCAGAGCAGAAGCTCTGTGATGAGTTTATTGAGAAGGGGATTGTGAAAATCGCGGTGGAGGGTGACGGACTCGGCGTTCTTTCTATGATTCGCCGCAGAGTCTGCGAGTATCTTGCGGTTGACAATCTGAATACCTATCTAGCCAGCCCGCAGGCGTTGAATAAGGACAGAATCAGCATTATCAGCATGCTGAACAGCGACCCGTGGCTGCGCCCAGCCTACTACTCTCTCGCCAGAAATGCCCTGAACGCCATCGTCGGCAACGAGCTGGTGATGCAGCGCAACGTGAATCTGAGCATTCAGCTTCCGGGGGATGACAGCTCCCTGCTGCCCATTCATGGCGATACCTGGAGCGGTGACAGTCCCTATGAGGTTGTGCTGTGGGTTCCGCTGGTGGATTGCTACGACACCAAAAGCATGTACTTTTGCGACAAGCGAGTGAGCGAAACCACCAATATCTACGATTACTCGGACGCAGAGGCTCTCTATCAGGCGGTGAAAGACCACTGCACCTTTATGGATGTGAAATACGGCGAGGCGCTGATATTCAGCCAGAACATCATGCACGGCAATCGCGTAAACGAAACAAACGAAACACGCTGGTCGATGAACTGCCGGTTCAAGTCGGCGCTCTCGCCCTATGCTGATAAGAAGCTGGGGGAGTTTTTTGAGCCGATTACCCTGCGGCCAGCCACACGCTTAGGGATGCGGTATGAATACCCCAAGATATAGAGGCTACATAGGCTCCCGCATGATGAATGGGCGCTCCGTGCCGCAGCATATCCAGCAGCAAGTGATTCGCGCCTATTGCGAGAAGAAGGGCTTTGAATTCCTGCTATCGGCCACCGAATACTGCATGGGCGGCACGCTGATACTGGATGCGGCGCTCGAAGAGGATACGGACGGTATCGTGATGTACTCCATGTACCTGATGCCGGAGGAGAGGCAGAAGCGCATTGCCGCAGCGGCGCGCAAGCCCATCCACTTTGCGGCGGAGAACTGCATTTACACTCCAGAGATGGAAGACACTTTTGACCTCATAAGGCTATGCGCATGGAATCAAAATCACTTGTTATTGCAATCGACTACGATGGAACCTACACAGCGGCCCCTTGCTTCTGGGATGATTTCATCCGAAGTGCTGAGATTGCCGGACACCGAATCCTTTGCATCACTAAGCGCGGGCCAGATCATAAAGGTTTGGTAAGGGTTGCCGGATGCGAGATGCACCACACCAACCTGGAGGCGAAACAGGAATACTGCCGGGAGAACGGCATCCATGTGGATATCTGGATCGATGATGACCCCATAAACATATTTGAGAGCGGCAAATGCTACAGGAAGTAAACCTCATCCAAGACCTGCACACTGCTACAAAGCGGGATTATCTGGCGCGCGTGACTGCGGCAAAGCCCCATTGCTGCGAGGTAGCACGGCAGTTTGACCGCGATTATTGGGATGGCGACCGCTGCTATGGCTATGGCGGCTATCGGTATGATGGCCGATGGAAGGCCGTGGCACGCCGGATGATTGAGCGGTACGACCTGCGGCAGGGCGATCTGGCGCTGGATATCGGCTGCGGCAAGGGTTTCCTCATGCACGACCTTGAAAATGAGCTTCCCGGCCTGAAAGTCTCCGGGGTTGATGTGTCACGCTATGCGCATCACCACCGGCAGGCAGGAACGACCCACTTCCTCGGCAACTGTACGAATCTGGCGTATGATTCCGCCACTCAGGATTTTGTCTATTCGATCAACGTCTTCCACAACCTTGGTGCGCGCGAGCTGAAGAAGGCGGTGGAAGAGATGATGCGCGTGTCAAAGCCAAGAGCGCGGCGCTATCTCTGCGTGGAGGCGTATCGAACCGAGCAGGAAAAGTTTAATCTGGAGTGCTGGGCGCTGACGTGCAGGCAGTACCATCACGTCGATGACTGGAAATGGCTCCTGCACCAATACGGGTATAGCGGCGATGTCGAATTCATCACATTTGCCTGACTGGCTCCCGAAGACTCTGGAGGAGTCAATCGAGTATTACCGCGATCTGCATTGTCAGGCCGACGAGGACGTGCTGCGCGAGGGAAAGCGTATCCTTGCGAGAAACGATCTCTTCTACCTGATGGTTCACATCCTTGGCCGCGAGGATCTGGTACATCCCTGGCTGTTTGAGCGGTGCCGCGAGGTGCAGGCAGAACCTAACGGATGTCTTGACCTGTGGGGTCGATACCACTGCAAAAGCTCCATCATCACCTGCGGCCTGACAATTCAGGATATTCTCAATGACCCGGAGATCACGATCTGCATCTTTTCCCATACCGGCAGCATCGCCAAGGGATTCCTCCAGCAGATCAAGCGCGAGTTTGAGAACAACGCGGAACTGAAGGCTCTGTTTCCCGATATCCTCTATGAGAACCCGCAAAAGGAATCCCCGAAATGGTCGGAGGGGGATGGCCTGATTGTGCGGCGCAGCGGAAACCCGAAGGAGGCAACGCTGGAGGCCAGCGGATTGGTGGATGGCCAGCCCACGGGAAAGCACTTCAAGCTGCGCATTTACGATGACGTGGTGACGCTGGAGAGCGTGGCAACCCCGGCGCAGATTGAAAAGACCACGGCGGCGTGGGGGATGTCGGATAACCTCGGGATGGAAGGCGGCATCGTGCGCACCATTGGAACCCGGTACTCTCTCCATGATTCCTATTCGGAAATGATGAAGCGCGGCGCGGTGAAAGTGCGCCTACATCCCGCCACCCATAACGGAAAGATGGATGGCAAGCCGGTGCTGTTCAGTGAGGAGTTCTGGAAGGAGCGCCTGACAAAGCAGACACGGGCGCAGATTGCCAGCCAGTTCCTGCAAAACCCGCTGGCGGATGAAAGCGCCAGCTTCCAGCCGCTATGGCTAACACCATGGGAGGTGCGGCCCCTAACCCTGAATATCTCTATCACCTGTGACCCCAGCAAGGGGCTGAATGCCAGCAGCGACAATACCGCGATTATCGTGCTTGGTATCAGCAGTTCAGGAGTGAAATACCTTCTGGACGGATATTGCCACCGGATGTCGCTCTCGCAACGCTGGGAGGCTCTGAGGGATCTCTACCTGAAATGGTCTGCCACGCCGGGGGTGATGAACGTGAAGGTAGGCTATGAACGCTATGGCGCCCAATCGGATGATGAGTATTTTCAGGAACGCATGGAGCTGGAAAGTCGCACCGGGCCTCACAGACAAAAGGTAATTTTCCCCATAGAGATTCTGAGCTGGACGCGGGAAGGAACCAAGGGAGAGCAGGGCAAGCGCACCCGTATTGAGCGGCTGGAGCCTGATTTCCGCAACAGCAGGATTCTCTTCCCTCTGGCTATTTTCCATGACGGGAAGCCATGCACCTGGAAAATGGATAATGACCCTGACAGCAAAACCTTCCAGACGGTGATTTACAATGATGTGGAAGGCCTCACTAAAAGCCAGATGCGTAGCGTGGAGGAAGGCAAGCCCGATCTGGTGTGCAAGGCCATTCGCCGCATTGATCAGGACAACAAGGTGTACGACCTGACGGATAAACTGATTCAGGAATATCTCTTCTTCCCCTTTGGAGAATACAAGGACGCGCTGGACGCTATGAGCCGCTTCTATGACATGGATGTGCGCCCGCCGGAAATACAGAACAGAACCGCAACAGAAGGCCAGACCTACCATGATAGCTGATATGATCCACAAATTCTCCGCGCTGCGTATCCTTGTTGTCGGGGACATCATGCTTGACCGCTATGTTCACGGCCATGTGGATAGGATATCGCCTGAAGCGCCTGTGCCGGTTCTCAAGGTGGAGCGGGAGGAAAGCCGCATAGGAGGAGCGGGGACAGTGCTGCGCAATATTGCGGCGCTGGGAGGCAATGTGACGCTTGTGACGGCTATAGGGACGGATAATGCAGGAGAGCAGGTTATTGCGCTGCTAAAGGATGAAACCGGGCTGGTGCGCTATCATCTACATCAGGAGGAGACAAGGACAACCCCCGTCAAGACGCGCCTGTTGGCAGGGCATCACCAGATCGCGCGCATGGACAGCGAAACAACCGAAGATATTCAGGAAAGCACGCTAAGGGGAATGCTGGAGATGATCCGCAAAGAGATGCTTTTCAGCGACGCAGTAGTGCTGTCCGATTATGGCAAAGGCACGGTGACGGGTGCGCTGGCGGAGGGAGTGATTGCCATAGCAGGAACCAAGCCTGTGATTGTGGATTCAAAAACCCACATCCTCGGTTCTTTGCGCGGCGCTTCCATCTTCACCCCGAATCTTCACGAACTGGCAAAATGCACAGGATTGTCGGTAACAACGCGGGAAAACATCATAAACCGCTGCCGGGAACTGATTGGGCAATATGGGATAAAGAACATTCTGGCCACCCGTGGCGCGGAGGGGATGCTGCTGCAAACAGAGGATGGCCGGACGTATGATTATTCCGCTACGGCCACCGGAGTCGTGGACGTAACCGGAGCAGGGGACACAGTAGTTGCCATGATGGCTCTGGCACTTGCTTCCGGCCTGCCTCTCCCCAAAGCGGCGGAGCTTGCCAACCGTGCCGCCGGGGTGGTTGTCGGAAAAGTTGGGAGTGCGACGCTCACGCTTGAGGAGCTGGGCTACCTAGCCTCAAACTGAGGTGTTAAACTGACCTTAAAAGGAGTCGGTTTATGTCCAATAGCAGCACATTAAGCTGGGTTCAGCAGGTAAAAACCGCAGATCCGAATTGGGAGAAGGATCGCCTTCGTCCAGTGACTTACCAGTTCAGCAACGGGCGCACCTTTACGGATAAACCCAATCCCTATTCCAACTGATGAGAGAGCGGCATGATCGAACTTAAAAACTTCCAGCCTTTTGAATATGCCACAATCCCCGCAACCACGACCAGCGCCAACGTGGCTTTCACTACCAATGTCGGGAAGGATTTGCGGATTCACAACACTGGCACAGCTCTGGTTTATGTAACGTGGGGCAATGGTGCAGCACAGACCGCTACCTCCACCACAGGAATGTCACTAAGCGCAGGGCAAAGGGAGATTGTCTATACCGGAGGCATCAACAACGTGGCGGCAATCGCAGCAGCAGGAAGCTCTGCCGTGACAGTAGCGCGCGGCGATGGTTCGTTTGGGGGTGGTTGATGGCAATTATGACGCACATCGACGTGCATACCGAGAACGACCTGAAGGACATTACGCTCTGTAAGGAAATCTACGGTGTGCTTGAGCAGAATTACCCAGGCCATCCGTGGGTTGTCGGAGCCAATCACGAAAGTGGCGTCGTCGATATCCAACTTGCCTATATGGATGCCTTTGGGCGTGTATCCCGGTATGGCTACGGTCTGAATATCCCTAATTTTGATGCTGCGACCATGGCAAAGAAAGTGCGCCGGGCGGGCGGGGAATTATTGGAACGCTCGCGCCTGCCGCGCCGTGGTGCATCTGACAGTTCGGAAGCGATTTATGCGGAGCAGGGACTGGATAGGGGATAATGTTTGGACAATCGGATAACACCGCCAAAGATCTTGAAGCAGCTCCCGTCTACAAGTTCGGGACAGAAGGGGATGTGTCGCAGCTACAGACGCACCCCGTCAATTCACTACTCAATCCAAGCTATGCCAGAAAGATTGGCAACGAAATCTATCACAGCAGCACGGACTGGCTGAACGCCTCCCGGCGCAGTAAGTGGTCTGATTCGTTGCGCGCCTTTCAGGGGCAGCATCCCAACGGCTCCAAGTATCTTTCAGAGGACTACAAATACCGCTCACGCCTGTTCCGCCCCAAAACCCGTGGGATTGTGCGGAAGGCCGAGGCCAATACGGCGGCGGCGTTCTTCTCCAACGAAGATGTGGTGAGCATCACGGCGCAGGACGGTAACGATCCGATGCAGCAGGCATCGGCGGAGATCATGCAGGCCTTGCTGCAATACCGGCTTACCAAGACAATCCCCTGGTTTCTGACACTGGTAGGCGCGCGGCAGGATGCGGAGGTCATGGGTATCTGCATCGGCAAGGCATACTGGAAGTTCCGCGAGAAGGTAGTGCGCACGGAGGCCCGCCCTGTTCTGGATCAGACCGGCTTTCCGATCATGGATGAAACCGGCGAACCGATTATTGAACTGGTCGATATTTCCGAAAAGCTGGAGGATAAGCCGTGGATTGATCTGGTGGCTCCTGAGAACTTCCGCTTTGATCCGGGCGCTGACTGGCGCAACCCTATCAGCACAAGCCCTTACCTGATTGAACTTATCCCCATGTATGTCGCTGACGTGCAGCTTCGTATCGAAAGCGGGGAATGGCTGAATATCTCTCCCAGCGCCCTGCATAATGCCACCTCTCTGGATGATGACAGCACCCGCAACAGCCGGGAGCAGGGCAGGGTATCCGGCAAGAGTGCTACTATCTCCCGTCCCGGCCCTTTTGATATCTGCTGGGTGCGCGAGAACATCGTCCGGCAGGGTGACGAGGAGGTGCATTTCTATTCCCTGAACGGCTCCGGCGAGCTGTTGACAAACCCCAAGCCACTGAGCGAGATTTATTTGCAGGGCATCCGCCCCTATGTCTGCGGATTCATCCTGCCAGAGGCGCATAAGACCTATCCGTCCGGCAAGGTGGAGCTGGTGCGCGACCTGCAAACCAAGGCTAACGATATCGACAACCTCCGGCTGGATAACGTGAAGCTGGCGCTGAACCCCCGGCAGTTCGTTTCCGCCGGGTACGGCTTTGATATTAACGACCTCCAGCGGTTCAAGCCCGGCAAGGTGGTGATGTCCAACGGGCGCGTGAACATGGGCGAGGTTATTTCCTGGGATCGCCCCCCGGAGGTGACGGCAGGCGCCTATGCAGAGCAAGACCGCACGGATATGGATTTTGATGATTTGGTGGGGGGGCTGTCCCATGCCACGATTAACGCAAATAAGGGCGTATTCGACGCACAAGGCAATACCGAGCTTCTGGATAGCAGCGCCAGCAAACTGGAGGAATACGAGCAACGGGTATTCGCGGAAACCTTCGTGGAGCCGTTGCTGCGGCATCTGGTGAAGCTGGAGCAGGCCTATGAAACCGATCCGGTGGTTCTGGCTCTTGCAGGACAGGAAGCGCAGCTCTGGCAGAAATTCGGCATCAATGCCATTACGGATACCCTGTTACAGCAGGAACTCACCATCAAGGTGAATGTCGGCATCGGCGCCACGAATCCAAAGCAGAAACTGCAAAACTTCCTGACGGCGACGACAGCGGTTGGAAAACTCTACGGCCCGGTAGCGGCGATGGGTTCCAACCCGGAAGAGGTAATCAAAGAGATCTTTGGCCTGTGCGGTTACAAGGACGGCGAGCGGTTCTTCCAGAAGGGCTTTAACATGCAGCAGGCCATGCAGATGATGGCCAGCGGCAAGGACAAGGGAAGCGATAAGGCCGCCGAGCAGCAGGCGGAAGCAGCCCGCCAGCGCGAGCAGGATATACTTGATTCGCAGAAAATGAAGATTCAGCACGAATATAAGATGCAGGAGCTTCAGTTGCAGAATGAGGCAAAGCAGAAGGAGCTTGGCGCAAAGATGTGGCTGGAGATGCAGAAAATCCAGAGCAATGCTGCCAAAGAAAACCAGCAGATGCAGCAGATGACCAGAATGACGGAGATGACCCGCCAGCCTCCGGCCACGATCCAGTTCAACGCGGAGGAAGCCCTTGGGCGCACCGCCAGCACCGTGGAGAAGATGATGCACGGGCAGAACACCGCTCTGGCCGCGCTCGAAAGAATCCTGATGCCCATGTCTCAGGCCGCCAGCGCCATGAGTGAAGTTGCCCAGGCAACCTACCTACAGTCACAGCAGAGTGCTACGATGATGAAGGAAATGCTTGATCAAACCTCACAGGGGCAAGAGGTGCTGGCCGGGGCGATTGACCGGTTGACAAAGGCGCAACTCGCTCCACGGCGCGGTCGGCGGGCAGAGGACGGCTCATTGATCAGTGAAGCGGTATTAGGAGAATAAAATGCAGGAACAAACGGTAGCTCCCTACTTCAAATTCAAGATGGAGCAGTACGGCCCGGACGGGAAACTGAAGGCGTCAGAAGAGTGGCGCAACACCGTGGTTACGGCGGGAAAGAATTCGCTTCTGGATATTCACTTCCGCGCCGGAACCGGGCCAACGTGGTTTCTTGGGATGAAAGGCACCGGAAGCGTGGCGGCGGGGGATACCATGTCCTCGCATGCGGGATGGGTGGAAAACACGGCCTACGGCAGCGCAAACCGCCTCACCATGTCCTTTGCAGCGAGCGTCGGCGGAACTGCCACCCATGCGCCGGGAACCTTTGCCATGACGGGAACCTATACGGTAGCTGGCGCCTTTATTACCACAGGCACTGCCGTTGGCGGCACCGTGGGGACGCTCTACAGCGGCGGCGATTTTGCTCAGACCCGAACCGGCGGTACCGGCGATACGCTGGTTATTACACCGACGCTGGTTATTACTTAAACGGGGTTGGCATCATGGCCACTCTCATCATTCGCTGGCCAGACAGACCGCCTCCGCTTCCCTCTGTTTCCACCATAAGCGGTATTTCGCAAGCATCGGTTAATCAGGAAACCGGCTTACTCGATACCTGGAATCTTGATGGGGAATTCTGGAAATCCTACAAGATTGATGGCGCTGAGTGGGAGCTTGAATAATGGCAGTCCCCACGATTGTTGCCACGACTACCGTAGAAGATGCAAGTAATGCTACCTCGCGTAACATTGCCGTGCCTGCGGGGGGTACGACGAACGACTGGTATGTGCTGGTTTTTGGGTGTGATGGCGCGAATACAATTACGGCAACGGATTTTACGCAGATTATCACCCGCGTTGACCCGGATGAAAGCTGCCGCCTTTCGGTCTATGCCCGGAAATATACAGGAGGCGAGGGCGCAAACTTCGCGCTAGGCTCCACGGCATCCGAGCAGGCTAACGCATGGTGCGCGCTGATTCGTGGCGTGCCTTCCAGCATTACGACCCCGGCGGATATTTTCGACGCAATCAGCGTGTGCATGTCGCAGCCTATGGGGACAACGGCGTGTTTCTTCCCGCAGATTTACGCGGAGACAGACGACACGCTTGGAATCGTCGCTTATGTGATGGATGGCGGGATTGCTAATACGGGAACCACGGGAACGCCCTCCGGCTTTACGTCATCCTATCAGGATGCCAGCGGGATTGCCGGGGTGGGGATTTCGGTAGCGACTCAGGATTACACGACTTCGGGTTACAAGGCGAAGGGTTCGTTTACGCCATCAGCCGCTACCGATTCCTATATTTGTGTGCACCTTGCCATTAAGTCCACTACCACGGCGGATGCGCTACCGAATCAGCCGGTCTTGAAGTGTATGGAGTATTTCCAGAACACGGTGCTAACGGGTTCAATCTTCGCCAGCGTTCCGTTTGGTTCGGTTGAAAACAACGCTCTGATACTCACGGGCAATTGTGAGTTTGACCATTTCTCGATTGATGCGGATTTCACGGCGATACAAACAGGAAACACGGGAACGGCGGTATATGGTGGGGCGTGGTATAGCATCTGCGATGGTTCGCTACCAAGCACCTATAGCGTTTTCACCAGTACGTCCTCGGCCAAGCAATATTGCTTAATGCGGTTTATTAATAATGCACGCACCAGCGCCTTTGTGGATGCGAGTTCTAAAACCACGGGGACAACGGATAGCTCTGCCATTGCGCCAAGCGTCACGCCCACGGTGGATAACTGCTTCATTCTGCGCCTATACGGCAACGATGATGATGATGTGACCTATGACAGCGGCTATCCGGCCAGCCATACGGGGCTATTCTGCTTTCCCAGCACGACCGGCGCGGATTTGGGCTTTACGGGGGCTTACACCACACAAACCACAAAGACCTCAACGGGAACCGCCACAAAGACGCTGAATGCGGCTGAGGAATGGTGGGCGATGACGGTTGCGCTGGCTCCTTATGTATCGTCAGGAACGACGTACAACGACAGCCTGACGGAATCCGCCACCGCGAGCGACACGGAAACGGCCATACGCACGGCAAGCGCCAGCTTTACCGAAAGCAGCGGGGCGACAGATACCAATGCGGCAACCCGTTCTGCTTCCCCGGCAGTAAGCGAATCGGCAGCGGCGACGGATTCCTTTGCTTCGGTTAAGATACTGAGTGAGTCCCTGACGGAATCGGCAACGGCAAGCGATTCTGTCAGCGCCAACAAGACCAATCGTGCAAACCTGAGTGAAAGCGCCGCCTCTACGGATTCTGTGGCTGTTGCGGTAACTTCGCAACTATCCGCGACAGAAACCGCCACAGCAAGCGATACGCAGGCAGCGACAAAACGGACTGCGGAATCCATCAGCGAAACGGCAGCAGCCACAGACAACCTTACCGGTTCTGCCAAATCTTCTGCCACCTATTCCGACTCTGCGGCCTCTACCGATGAAATAAACGGCATTGCCATTGCAACCGGCGCCGTTACTGAAACCGGCACGGTAGCCGACAGCTATACGGAAACCGGCGGCGGTGGGCAGAATCTCCTAAGCGAAACGGCATCCGCAAATGACAGTTATGCGGTTGCGGTGATTCAGTACGAGCCGCTTACGGAATCGGCAGCCGCAAACGACAATTACGACTCCAGCTTAACGCCGTCGGTCGATCAGCCCGAAGAACCCGTGACAGGAGGCCCGGCGGATGGTGCATGGTCGCGTTACCTGAAATGGCTGAAGCGCAAGAAGCGGAAAGAGTGGAAGCAGAATCTCGATCTCCCCGAGCCGGTGATTGAGGAGATTGTCAACGCGGCGGCGCTGGAGGTGATTAAGCAGCAGCCCTTCCTCGCGCAGTATGATTTCGAGGAGGATCGCCAGACAATCCAGCAAGAGGTGATGCGGGTTTACGAGCGCGTCATGCGCGAGTCGGTCGCAAAGCAGATTAAGTTTAACCAGGAAGAGGAGGAGGAGTTTTTCCTCATGATGATGTGACGGATTTTATTACCAAAGAAGACATTGATCGGCTGAAGGCGCGAGACATGCGCTTTCGGGATATTGAGCTGGCTATCCGCGTGGATGAGGAGTTGCGGGATAGCGTTGTGGTGAACCTGATTCTGGAAGCCGCCACCCGCAGATCGGAAACGGCGCTTGAGCAACTCGCCTTCTGCAACCCCGCAGACACTCTCATGGTGGCCTCCTACCAAGCAGAGGTTCGCTGTGCTAGGTTTATTGTAGAAACTCTTAGAAAGGTTAGAGAAAACGGCATCCATGCCGCCGCCTCACTGGACGAAGAGGGAGAAATAGAACTTGAGAGGGAAGCTCATGACTGACGAGAATACTGGCGACAATACAGCGAATTATGTGGATGACAAACGCAATGCCATCTACGCCAAGCGCGAAGAACAGATCAACGATGATATTGAATATGTGGAAGGTTTGCCAACTGATGATGCTGCGCCGAGCGCCGATGCTGCTCCGCTGGATACTCAGAACGACGCCCCCGCAACTGCTCAGGACACCGGAGCAGATACTTCGGCAACCGCCGCTGCAACCGCACAGGAAGAGAAACACAAGCTGATCATCAACGGCCAGCAGGCGGAATATACCACGGAAGAACTCAAGCGCCTTGCCTCCATGGGCATCGGGGCGCACCAGAAATTTGAGGAAGCAGCACGGATGCGCAAGGAAGCGCAGGAGCTGATGTTCTCAAGACAAGATTCACAGCCCACCGTGAATACCAAACCTCAACCGGAAAAGAACCAGCATACTCCCACCGAGGAATTGAAGGATATTCTCTACCGGCTTGATTACGGCACAGAAGAAGAACGCATCGAGGCACTGATGAAGGCCGGTGAGATATTCTCCAAGCAACGCGGCATCCACGGACCCGCACCTGAAGAACTGGTGAATATTGCAGCCACCCAAGCCCTTACCGTCATCCAAGCGCGTCACGAGCAGGAAATCCTGATGAAAGAGTTCAGCGATATTCTTGCCGACCCTCCCATCGCTCAGGCAACTGACGTTATCGCAAGGCAACTGGCGGAGAAGTATAATTCTCTGGGGAAAACTCCTCAACGCCTTGAATTGCTGCGCGAGGCAGGAACCATTGCGAGGGAAAGGTATCTTAAACCTGTGCAAACCTCATCCTCTGCCCCTCAGCCTTCCAGCGTCATTCCGATGAATGAAAAGCTGGAGCGCAAACGGGCGGCCCCTCAACCTCCTACCGCGGCCAACGCGGTTGCACAGGCAGCGCCAAAGCAGGATTCAGTATCCCCTTCCTCTGTCATAGCAGCCATGCGAAAGGCTCGCGGCCAAGCCTAAGAAAGGATTACTACCATGGCTGGTCAACTCTGGGTGACAAACTCGCTGGGCGGGTTCATGTCAGCCAACAAACTGTCGAACGTGCTGAGGACTGCGGTGCAGCCCCTGGCCAAGTTTCGGCAATTCTGCGACGCACGCGATTTCACGGATAAAGGCCTGCACAAAGGGCAGGTGTTTACCTGGAACGTGTATAACAACATCGCAACCCAAGGCACCGTGCTTACGGAAACCGCTACCGTACCTGAAACCAACTTTACGATTACTCAGGGAACGGGAACGGTGGTGGAGCTGGGTAACTCGGTTCCCTATACCGGGATGCTGGACAATCTTTCCGAGCATCCGGTAACGGAGATCGTGACCAAGGTTCTGAAAGACGATTGCCGCAAGGCTCTCGACCTTCAGGCCTATAACCAGTTCAATGCCACCAAGCTGCGCGTAGCAGCCACCGGCGGCACGGACACCACTCTCCTGACGCTCACCACAAACGGTACTTGCTCCACCTCGAACAACGTGGCTCTGGGCAAGAACCATATCAAGGGCATTGTGGACGTGATGAAGGAGCGCAACATTCCTCCGTATGCGAATGATGAATACTTTGGTATCGCACACCCCACCACCTGGCGCGGTGTGAAGAACGATCTCGAAGCGGTTTATCAGTATCGTGATGAAGGTTTCGGCATGATTTACAATGGCGAGATCGGCAAATACGAAGGCGTTCGCTTCATCGAGCAAAACAGCATTGCCAAGGAAACCTGGGGCGGCGCGAAATCCAACTTCGCCTTCTTCTTCGGTGAGGATACGGTAGCGGAAGCAATCGTGGTTCCCGAAGAGGTGCGCGGGAAGATTCCGTCGGACTACGGGCGTTCTAAGGGTATTGCGTGGTATTACCTCGGCGGCTTTGCCATTGTGCAGACTCAGGCGCAGGAAGCTCGCATCGTCAAATGGGATACCAACAGCTAACAACTTTTTTGAAGGAGATTGAACATGGGTACAGGACGTTATGACCACCCCGCCTATCTCGTTCCTCAGTGGCAGCACTTCGGTAAAACCACTGCGGGCGCGGCAGGCACCAGCATCCGGCACACCCCGCCGTATGCGATTCGCATCAAATCCGTAACCGCTGGCGTGGTAACGGCAGGCACCGTAGCTGGCGCCGCTGCCGGTATCGTTATCCAGCAGGACGGGACGGCGAAGGGTACGATCTCGCTTTCCACCAACGTGGCTGGCGTATTCGGCACCGCTGGCGGTCTGGACTTCACCGTTCCGGCTGGCGGCACTCTGGCCTTCGTTAATGGTACGGATGCTACTTTTGTGGCGGATGTGTCGATGGAGTATAAGATCGACCCCGCTGCTTCATGGACGGGCAATACTTGATGCAAGTATCGTTTATCGTGCCTTGCAGAAACAAGGCGAAGTTTGTGGCGAGGACGGTGGAAACCGTTCTCGCCCAGACCTACTCTCCGATGGAGATCGTTCTTTCCGATCAGGGTTCCACCGATGGCACTCTGGAAATCCTTCAGAAAATGGCAGCGGAATACAAAGGGCCGAATACGGTTCGGGTTCTGCAATGCCCGCATACCGAGTTTCGCGGTATGGCCGGACTCAATCAGCATCTGAATTGGCTTCATGGCCAGATTACCGGCGATATCGTCATTATGTGTTCGGCGGATGACCTGAATCATCCCGAGCGCGCGGAATGGACGGTAAAGGCCTTCAAGGAGCATAACCCATCCTATGTTGGCACCTGCGTGCAATATCTGGATTCTGAATACCGATACCACGGGGAAATGACTGCCTTTGGCATCGTGGACGGAGACTTGGCCCGGCCCGATTGTTTCGTTGATCCGGTAGAAAATATCATCAACCTTATTGGAAGCTCGGCCTCCTCTGCCTGGTCAAGAGATCTGTTTGAGAAATACGGGCCGCTGCGCATGGTGGAGTCTCAGGATATCCTGTTGCCCTTCTTTGCCACCTGCGAGCGCGGAATCTTCTATGTCAACAAACCTCTGCATGCCTATGTGCGCCACGCCTGCGCGAACAATACCGGCATGGAAGGCGTAGTGAGAGCCGCCAGCAAAGAGGCGGGGGCGCTGCTGGAGCGCATCAAAACGGCTGAGGGGGAAGAGAAAGAGGTGCTGCAATTGCAATATGAGCTGGCGAAATGCACGGAACACGCCTCAGTCGAAACCAACAACTACCACTACACCTCAAATTTCTTCGCCATCCTGCGCCGCGTGAACGAAATGCAGATCAACCTGATTCCCGAACTTTATGAGGCGCTCTTACAGAAGGCGGTGGAGGGTGCTAATATATGGACATGCGCACGGGATAACCTGACGATGCTGCGCGTAAGACCGGAAGGGATGAAGGTATGAAATACGAAGACGGAGAAAGCGCCTACGGTGCAACGCAGGCCGACTATGAGCGGGGCTTCCTGAAAGTAGGGAACAGCAACGACCCCGCCCTGTGGCCAGAGAATTACCGGCAGCATAATACCTATGCCGCAAACGGTGATCCTTACTCAATGGAGGCATGGGATTTTACCCATGGCAAATCGGTGGGTAATGGCTTCCTATCGCGCAACCCAAGAGAAAGGTACTAAAATGGAAAAGGCTAAAGAGGGTAAAGACCCCTCCACCAAAAACCCCGTCTTTGATGACAAGAACGGCAACTACACCCGTGACGACTCCGGCGGCCCCGGCTTCAGCAACTACAATGCGAAGTTCGGTGACGGCGGCAAAGTCACCAAGTAAGGAGCGTTGTCATGAATAGAGGTGGCGATAAGGTGGGGAAAACACCGATTCACGTTACTCAGGGAAAATCCACTCCGGTGGCCGCTGCATCCTATGATGCCAATTACGCCTCTGGCGTTAAGCTGGATGCAACGGAAGAAGACCTGAAAAAAGGCTATTGCACCAAAGGATATTGATGCGAAGTCTTGATCTTACAAAGCCATACGCGCAGATCCACGGACTCCCCGGAGTCATGTATGAACAGGACGGCGTAAGGTTTGACAGTGGTGGCAGGGAGAGTGCCGCTCTGGATTTTGACCCTGTGGAAGAAAAGCAGGAATCAGCTCCGGACGAAATTCTCCCTGCCGTTACTGTGATTGAGCAGAAGACAGAGCCTGCACAGCAGGAACCACAATCCATTGATCAAATGCACTGGCGCCACCTGAAAGCCATGGTGGAGGCCTACGGCGAGCCGTGGACGAATAAAGAAAGCGCAATCCAGTTTCTAAGAGGGAAGTAGTGACTTGGCGGAGAGAAGATCCTCAGGGCAATGAGGCAGCGAAGATAGCGGCGATTGTCGTACCATACACACAGGGACAGGGATTGGATTTGGGGGCAGGGCCATATAAGGTCTGGCCAAGCGCAACGAGCGTGGATAGCTGCAAAGACTATGGCGGCCAGAAAATCCCCGGCGTGGATATCAAGAGCGAGCTGGACAGGCTGGATCTGTTTGCCGATGCCACGCAGGACTATGTGTTTTCCTCGCACCTGCTGGAGCATATCGTCGATTACAAGGCGGCGCTGAAGGAGTGGTGGCGCGTCATCAAGCCGGGTGGCTATCTGGTTCTCTACCTGCCACATAAGAACTTCTATCCTAATATCGGAGAGGACGGAGCAAACCCTGATCACAAGCATGACTTCCTGCCGGACGATATTCTGGAGGCCATGAAAGAGGTTGGTTCATGGGAGATGCTGGAGAACGAGGAGCGTAATCAGGCCAACGAGTACAGCTTCCTTCAGGTCTACAAAAAAAAGCAGGGCAAGAACGTCCACAAATTCAATATCTGGCAGCGCAACCCCGGCGGCCTCAAGCGGTGTCTGGTGATTCGCTATGGGGCGATTGGCGATGCCCTGATGGTTTCCTCTATCCTGCCACGGCTGAAAGAGCAGGGTTACTACATCACCTTCAACTGCACCTCCGCCACAAAGAACGTGCTGCTGCACGATCCGAATATTGACGAATGGCTGATACAGGAGCAGGACTTCGTGCCGAATGCCCACCTTGGGCCGTATTGGGAGCAGATTCGTTTTGACGGGCGCTATGACCAAATCATCAACCTGTGCGAGAGCATTGAGGGAGGCCTTCTCACTCTGCCGGGACGGTTGCAGCACTATTATCCGGACGAATCCCGCCGCCGCCTTTTTGCCACGGTGAACTATCTGGAGCGCACGCATGACATTGCCGGTGTGCCGCACGAGTTTTCGCCAAAGTTTTATATGACAGCCGAGGAAGATAAATGGGCCAGGAAGACAGTGGAAGCGTGCAAGACTCCTGTGGTGGCAATAGCGGTGAATGGGTCGGCGCTGCACAAGGTTTACCCGTGGACGCAGATTGTCGTAGCGTGGTTGCTCCAGAAGACACCGGCGCATGTGTTTCTGCTGGGAGACAAAGGGCAAAGCGTGGAGATACAAAAGGCTATTACCGACGCTCTCGAAAAGGAATCTATTGACTCCACCCGCCTGCATCCCATGTGCGGCAAGTGGGATCTGCGGCAGAATCTCTCCTTCGTTCAATACGCCTCTTGCGTACTCGGGCCGGAAACCGGGATGCTGAACGCGGTATGCACCGAGAGCGTGCCGAAGGTGGTAATGCTCTCCCATTCCAGCAAAGAGAACCTGACAAAGCACTGGAAGAACACCATCGCGCTGGAGCCGGATAAAGAGCGTTGCCCCTGCTATCCCTGCGTGCGCCTGCATTATAGCTGGCAATACTGCAATCAGAATGAAACCACTCAGGCGGCGCAGTGCGCGTCTTCCATCACCCCAGAAACCGTGTTTCAATCGGTAGTAGAGTCATTGGGGTTACAGAGAATGCCGCTGCCTGAAACAGAACAGAAATCCTTTGTAACGGAAAAAGCCATGACCAGCGTGGAGGCCGCATGAGTCCATGGACTATAACACGCTCATAGGGGCAGGAACGACTGCCGGAAGTCTTGCGAATTGGGCCAACTCCACCGCTGTGACAGGGGCCGCTCCCACGATTCTGGAAGAAGCGCAGGGCTGGGTTTACAGCCGCCTCCGCCACTGGCAGATGATTACCAGCACCAGCGGCACGGCGACCGCTTCCACAACGGCGCTGACACTGCCCACCAATTTTCTGGAAGACAAGAAGCTGCGTATTACCGGAACGGCGGCCATGACGCTTACCCGCAAACCGTTGCAGAATGTGATTGACGCGCAGACCTATGATAGCACCGGCGCGCGCGTGGCAAACGCCCCCTCATACTATGCGAATGACGGCAGCAACCTCCAGTTCGATACGATGACGGATCAGGCCTATCCCTTCACGCTCTGGTTCTATGGCCGTCCGGCGCTGCTGGGAACGGCCTCCGCATCCAGCACCAATTTCCTGACTGGCAAGTATCCGCGCCTGCTGCGCTGTGCCGCGATGATTGGCGTGTGCGAGTTTATGAAGGATAACGGGGCTGGCGCCTACGACAAGAGTTATTGGGAAACCGAGGCGGAGAAAGAGCTGTCCAACGCCCAACGCGAATCCGACATGCACCAGCGTTCCGCAGAGGTGGAGGCCATCATTGAATGACCTACATCCCGCTCAAATACCGGCCCGGAGTCTGCAAAACAAACTCCCCCTATACCGATTACATGGAGGGCGGGCGCATTACCAATATGCAGGGGTGCCGGTTCAACGCGGGCTATCCTGAAAAGCTGGGAAGAGAGTATAATCCCGGCTTCTCCGTTCTCTATAATATCGCGCGCGGCATCAAAGATATCCGCACCTCTACTGCCATCTTTCTGGTGACGGGCGAAACCGTCGAGCTGACACGGCAGACCATCACCTCCACTGGAATCAGTGCGACGCTGGCGACGCCTCTCCGTACCATCGGGACAAGCAATCTTGTCAACCCTTTCAATACCGTAAGCGGCACGAATCTGGTGACGGTGACGCATACGGCGCACCAGCAGCAGACTGGCGATTATGTGACGTTTGGCACGGCAACGGCGGGCGGGATTGTGATCGGCGGCGTTTACACCAACATTCAGGTAACTGGCACCAATGCCTATACCTTCCTTGCGGTAGATAACGCCTCTGCGACGACAACCGCTGTGGGTGGCACGGTGGCCTATAACTATTATCGCTCGACGCTCACGAACCCCTTCGCGGTAACGACCGGGGTAGGAACGGCTACGGTGACGCATACGGCACACGGCGCGCTGGCCGGAGATTCCGTGGTGATTGCGGGAGCAAGTGCCGTCGGAGGGATCACTCCTTCCGGGCGCTATTCCATCGAAAGCGTGCCAAATGCCAATACCTATACGATTGTGCATGGAACCAATGCATCAGCCACGGCCACAGGCGGAGGCACGCCAAATTTCCTCTATAGCATCAACAACGATTCCGGGCGTATCTGGTCGCTACCGCGCTACGGAACCCAGCTTCTTGCCTCTCCGGTGGGAGGAACCATCTATGTCTGGGATTCTCAGGTTAATGATCTGAGCCGCGCCTATCCCCTGAATGGCGCTCCTTCCGGCGTGCGCGCCACGTTCGTGACGCCTGAGCGGTTTCTTTTCGCGCTCGGGAATTCTACCAACCTTATGCAGGTGCGCTGGCCTGATCAGGAAGACTACACGGATTGGGAAGCTACGCCGAATAATACGGCCAATACCCGCACGCTTCAGGAAGGCTCTCGACTGGTGGGAGGGATTGGGGTGAGGGATGGGGTGAGCCTTGTTCTGTCGGATACGGCCTGCTACGCCTTCAATTATTCCGGCGACAGTTTTGTGTATAACTCTACCCTCGTCGGTCGCGGCTGTGGCCTCGCCGGGCCGCTGGCCATTGGGGAGCTGGGGGGCGCGGCTTTCTGGATTTCGGCCAGTGATTTATGGATGTGGAACGGGTCGCTCCAGAAAATACCCGCCGATGATATTTCAGATTATGTTTTCAGCGATCTGGATACTGATAACCTCGACAAGTGCGTTGTCAGCACTATTGCGGAGAAAAACGAGGTGTGGTTCTGGTATCCTTCGCTGGAAGAAGGAATTGGCGAAAACACCCGCTATGTGATCTACCATGCAGATCAGCAATGCTTTTCCACCGGGGTAGCTGGCGGAACCGTCTATGCCGCTGTGACCTCCATGCTGGATAACTTCAACCCTACCTTTGAAGGCAGCAGCGAGCCTTATAAATCCCCCTATGTCACGATTACGGATGGGGGCGCTTCCCATTGTGTCCGGTTGTTTGACTACGACAAAACGAACTATTCAAACGAGCTTATCTATCAGCAACGGGTGGATTACAGCTCGCTGGATATTTCCAACGGCAATAATCTGGTGGATGTCTTTGGCTTTATCCCTGATTTCAAGGTTTTCAGCACCAATACCGATAACACGTCATCCGCATCGCTTCGCGTCACTGTGCAAGACTATCCGCTGTCTACCAGTGGCACGCAGGGCATTGCCTCCCGGTATGACTTCGCATCTCCCCCTACCCGAATTGATACCCGTCTGAGCGGGCGGTTGATTAATCATTCCTGGAGGATGAACAATTTCAACGACTTCCGCATAGGGATTGCGCGCATTGATATTCAGCCGGGCGGGAATCGCCGATGAAGCGCGTTGTTCTTCCTACCCCTCCTGATCCGGCTTTCTACCCAAACAACCCGCTTGCATGGCAGAGAGCGGTTCATGAATGGATGAACCAGACAAAATTCGCGCTGGAGCAGGCCAGCCAGATTAACGACACGCCTCTGGATCAGGCGTTTCAGGTGTCCGGTTCCTATGCCATCACCACGGCGATTTCCGGCACCAGCACCGGCACCCAGATTACGGAGTTTCTCTGCTCACTCGTTGCGGCCATGAACCGCAAGGGAATCACCTCTTCAAAGCCGCAAACCGTCGCGCAATAATTGCGTGGGGCCGGACTGCCTAGCCGCAGTTGCTTCAGTTAAAATCCATCTTGTAACAGGAGATGCAAGATGAATCTTGGTATGGGCCTCATTCCTACAATTGTAGATCAGTTCCAACAAGGAGGCCCAGGGTCCCTCGGATTGGTTCAGCAAATGATGAGTAGCGATTCCAGTAATGGTCTTGGGCTAATCCAAAATCTCATGGGAGCTGATAAGAAAGACAATCCAAAGTCGGAGTCAGGCCCATTTATGCGGGCAGCGCAAGCATCGACGCCTACGGCAGGATTAAACCAGCGATCAATCAAACCACTCGAACAGCAAGGTCGTTTTGGTGATTCGATGATAGCCCACATGACCCCCGGCGAGATTGCTGTCCCTCCGGAATTGCAGACCCCGCAGGTTCTGGCGACGCTGAATACGGAATACGGCAAGCAAGGTGTCTCTCCCCAGCAGTTCCAGGCAGGAAATCCACAGGCCAGCGTGAACCCTGAAACCGGGGTGCAGGAGTTCAGTTTCCTAAGCTCTATTCTCCCTATCGCCCTTGCCGTGGCCGGTAACTATTTCGCTCCCGGAATTGGATCAAGCCTTGGCATGGCGGCGGGGAGTACGGCCTCGGCAGCTCTCCCGCACCTTCTCAGCGCGGGCGGCGCGGGGCTAGGGACGCTACTGGCTGGCGGCAAGGGGAATCAGGCGCTCACCGCAGCATTGGCCAGTGGCCTCGGCGGCTATGCGATGGATAAGGCTTTCGGCTCTGCTTCCGCAGCGCAGGCAGCAAAAGAAGCAGGCAAGGCCGGAGGCGGCGCAGCCGCTGGCAGTCTTTCCTCCCCGTCGATTGATGCAGGAGGAGGATCTGGTTTTAATGAATGGCTCACGAATCTTGGAGACTTCAGCCAGAAGCAGGCCACCACTTTGCCGTGGCAGGATCAGTATGGGATTGATTTAGCGCAGGCGGCACCCCAAGCGGCATCGTCATGGACGGATAGCCTTCCCCGCATGGCGGGGATTGCGGGTGGCGCCTATCTTGGCTCGCAGGCAGGGGCGCCCGTAGAGCAAGCCAGAATCCCGCAGGATGAGCGGAGGCTGACTCCGCTGGATAAATTGCCTCCGCCGGGAGTGTTGCTGGGCAGGCGTCCTTATAGCGGAGCGTATCAATGACAGCAGACGCAGCACAGCAAGGCGGATATTCTCAGCAATCCGGCGGCCCCGTGACCTTCGGTGGTACGGCGCAGCAGGCGATAGAGAAGCAGGCGCAGAATCAGGCGAATCTAAAAGGGCTTACGACAGATCAGAAGCGGGCTACGAACCTCTCGCACTCGCTGGATATTCTACCCGCAGACAAGACGGCCACGGGCGGCGTGGTGCAGCGCACGCTTGATTCCATCCCCGGTTCTCAGGCCTATTACAACAAGCTGTGGACGAATGGCGCGGAGGAGTCCCCGGCGACCATGCAGCAGCTTCTGGCTGGCAACTGGAACCCTGACTATATCCAGATGGCGGGCAACAAGGATCAGCAACGCCCCTGGCAGAGCTACATCACCCCGATGAACGCTTTCACCAATGCTTCGCGCGGATTCACCGTAGAGCAGGCGAATGAGCTTGCCGGTATCCCCGGCGGGCAGGCATGGGCAAGCCCCGTCATGACAGCAGAACAGCCAGCAGAAGAGATTCCGCAACCGGGTTTTCCCTCCTCCCCGGCAGGCGGAACGGGCGGCTCCTCTACCGGTAATACCGGGGGAGTCGGTACGGGTGGCGGGGGCGGCACCTCTCCCACTTCCTCCGCCACCAAGCCCGCGACGATCTTCCCCAGCGTCAACCCCGTAGCCGCACCAATTCCCACGCGCCCGCTGACGGTGAACAAAGGGAGCAACCTCTTCCCCAATATCGTTCCTCTGGACACTTCCTCCGGGTGGAATCAGGAGATTGCCACGGCCTACGGCATTGATCAGAAACTCCTGCGCCCCGGTGAAACGGCAACCAACGGGTTACTGGAGGAGCGCGCCCGCAATGCTGGCTATGACCTGCAACCTGTCATGGAATACTACAACAGCCTTGTCCCGAAGAAGGCTTCATCCTCCACGTCCTCATCCGGCCTCACGGCGGAGCAGGCAAAGGCCACGAAAATCGCGCAATCCATGGGCTTATTGAGCAAGTCACAGACGGCCACGGGCGGCACGCTGGACGCAATCCTAAAGAAGCAGCCCGCCTCCGTGCAGCAGCAATACTGGAGCAAATACAATGCCTGACGCTCCGTTTGTCACCATGGTTTATCCGGTTAACGTCATCCCGCTATGGGAGCAGGCGGCAAAACTGCTTGAGCCTGCTGTGGCGCGCTCTGGCACGCATGAGATGGAAGACGTGCGCCGCTGCATTATGGCCGGGAACGCCCAGCTCTGGGTGCAGTGGAATGATGGCATCTGCGAAGCGGCCATTGTGACGGAGTTCAAGCACTACCCAAAAGGCCTCTGGCTCCACATCTGGCTGGCCGGAGCGGAAGGCTTGAATGACGACCTTCTGGAGCAGCAGATCTTCCGGTTCGCGGAGGAGAGTAATTGTGCAGGCGTATCGTGGACGGGGCGGCCCGGATGGAAACGCCGCCGCAGCAACCTGAACCTGAACACGCAGAACGTGGTTTATCACTTCGATATGAAGAGGAGCGCATAATGGATAGCGGTGGCGGCGGCCAGCAAACAGTAACGCAGGTGCAGCAGATTCCTGAATGGCAGAAAGACTTCTCCATGGAGAACATGGATATTGCCCGCTCGCTCGCTGCACAGCCTTACCCTGAATATCAGGGGCAGATCATCGCGGATTTCTCCCCGCAGCAGCAGGCGGCGCTTGGGATGACCGGCGAGGCATCAACCGCATGGCAGCCGGGGGTCGGTGAAGCGGAGAACATGACGCGGCAGGCGGCGGGTGGATGGAATACCGGCGCGGCGGCGCAATATATGTCTCCCTTCCTTATGGCCTCGCTGGAGCCGCAATTGCAGGCGCATGACCTGAATATGCAGCAACGGCTGAAGGGCGACAATGCCGCTGCAACGCGGGCCGGTGCTTTTGGGGATTCACGCCATGGCATTGAGCGTTCCATGGACAAGTTCTTTGGCGATATGACGCGAAACAATATCATCTCCACAGGGCTGAATCAGGGTTACAACACCGGGCAGGCAGCCTTCCAGACCGATCAGGCGCGCAAGCAATCGGCAGGGGCGCAGATGGGAACGCTTGCCGGAACCCGTCAGCAGCTTGGCATTGAGGGGGCCAACGCGCTGTTTAACGCTGGAGGCCAGCAGCAGCAGCAACACCAGCAGATTCTCAATAAGGCTTACGAGAACTTCATGAACAAGGTGAATTGGGACAGAGAGCAGCTCAACCTGCGTATCGCGGCGCTGGCCAACGCTCCTTATTCCAAGACGAATATCGAATCACTTGCTCCCACCAATGCCACGGCGCAACAGATTGGCGCGTTCTCGGCGCTGGCGGGGATGCTGGGTAAAGGCGGAGTCTTTGGGAGTCAGTAATGCCGATAGACAAGAATTTCTATGATACCCTCACGAATTTTGGTTTCGGCGCCATGGCAGCGGGCGGGCAGCCGGGAGCCACTACGCTCGGCGCGCTGGGCTATGGCGGCATGAATGCGTTGCAGGCGGATGAGCAGCGCAGGCTGAAAGAGGCACAGGAGAAATACCTGGCGCAGAACATGCTGAACAAACAGATCGAGAACGCCACCCTGCTGCGTGGCATCAACGCCCGCAATCGCTATCAGGGTCTTGCCCCGGTAACTCTCCCCGGAGTACCGGAAGAACTCATGGGAAGCGGCCCGATCGGTGGCGCGCAGGGCGGCGGAAGCCGAGCGGATGCCATTGCCTACGGGGAGGAGTGGCCAACTACACCGGATGAGGCGCGGCAAGCATTAGGCATGGAGGGAATCTCCGAATATAAAGCCAAGGCGTTGACGGACTGGCTGAACAAGAACGAGATGACCGCCTACCAAAAGCAGCGCCTTGGGATTATGGCGAGCCGTGGCAGCGGTGGCGGTGGCTCTGGCGGCAAACCCAAGGACACCGGCCCTACCACCCTGAAGAATTTTATTGGCCGCCTCAGCATGGAATATCCCGACATGATAGATCCAGAGACAAAATACTGGTCGGATGCGATAGATCCAGCCATGGCGCAGCGGCTGGAGCGCAGCTTCATGAAGAACTACCGCTCGGTGAAAGACTTTGAGGGGGCCTACGCGCAGACGATGGACGAAGTGACCGGCGGCAGGGGCTTCACGATGGAGGGCGAGTGGAATCCCTTTGCCGACAATCGCTATTCTGTGCCGGGTATGGAGGACGCTCAACAGGAAGGAGCGCCCGCCTACTCACCGGAGGATATTGCCTTCACGGCGCAGAAGCATGGCATTTCAGAGGATGAAGTAAGGAAAAGGCTTGGAATCTCCGCAACCGGGGGACGCTGATGCCCAGGGATTTATTCGAGGGACAGACAGCCGCTCCGCAGACTCCCTCCATGCCTCGCCAGCCCAGGGATTTATTTGCAGGACAGACGCGCCAGCAGGAGGTTGATTCCTACGAGCAGCAGGGCGGCGGCTTTCTGCCCGCGATGGAGCGTGGTTTCCGCAGGCAGAAACAGTCATTGCTTGCCGCCACGGAGCAGGGAACGCGAAACAACATTGACATAAAGAGGCGCCTGCTTGAAGGGGCAGACCCAACCAGCCACGGCGCAAAAGTTCTCCAGCAGGAAATAGATTTCCTGGAGCAGACTCAGCCCTCTATCGAATCTTCCTTAAGGGGAGAGCAGGAGAAGATAAAGGGCATCCCGATGCACCCGACCATGCAACGGATGTCGGAGGCCGGAGCCGGTAAGGAAGGCTTCTTCGATACTGCCGGTGCAATGTGGGATGAGTTTGTCGATTCTCCCGACAAGGCGGGATTTGCCATAGATCTTGCCGGGGAGCAGATACCGAACATGGCGGCGACCCTGCTGCTATCGCGTGGTATGGGCGGCCCAGCTATGGGCATGGCCCCCGGTGCGGCGCAGAAGGCCGCGCAAATGGCGGCGGTTGGCGGAGGCGCTGGCGCAGGTTCTTTCCTTAGCACCTATGGCCCGAATGTAGGTGGCTATCTTGATCAGGGAGAGAGCATTGAAACCGCACAGCAGAAGGGGAGAACACGCTCCGCCACGCAGGCTGCGGTGGATGCGGCGACCGGCGCGCTTGTCCCGGTGCGTATCGGCCCGAATCAGTTTGTGAATATCCCTGCGCAAACCGCGTTGCAGATGGCAGGCGGCGGCGGCGGCGAGTATCTGGCGGCGAAAAGCGTGGGTGAAAACCCGGAGATGCAGGATGTGGTGCTGGAGGGCGCACTGGAAGCAATTGGCCTGCCGGGTGATGTTGCGGCGGCGGCAATGGTTCGCCCGACAATAGGCCAGAAAAAACCGGCAGCGCCGGAAATACAGAGCGGTGAAGTAAGCACGCCCCGGCCCCCGCGTGATTTGCTGGAAGGCCCGAAGATTGCAGGACTGTTGCCAGCTCCGGCCATACGCCTGCCAGACCAGAGCCAACCGCCGGTGGAGCCGACACTGGCCCTGCCTGCCCCCCGGCCCAGCGAGGCGGAGTTCCGCGTTTCTCCTGAAGGCACGGTAACGCGCCCGACGGAAAGCGAAGTGATGCAGCAGATGAAGCTGCGGCAGGAAATGGGCGATATTGGCCTGACGCCGGACGTGATCGAAGCGCAACGCAAGATGATGATGCCACGCCCGGTGGAGCAGCCCGCTCCTGCCATGCCCAGACTTCCCGCACCCCGACAGACAGCCGTGGCGAATCCTCCGGCCATGCCCCAGCCGAAACTGCCGAAGATGGCGGCAACGCGGCAACTTCCCCCAATTGACACGCTTACGCCCCAGACGGCGGAAACCGCTATGGCGCAGGCCGAGCAACTGCATGATCGCATGAAAGACCCTGCCGTGAAGGAGGAGATCAAGCGTTATGCGGAACAGGCGGCAGAGATTGCCGTGCAGAAATACCAGAACCGCAAGCCGGAGGCCGTGAGGCAGAAGCCCGCGCCGGTGAAGGCAGTGGAACGCCAGAGAAAACCCGTTGGCCTGCTGGAGTTTTTGGCGAGCATTGGCGGCCTGCGGGATGACCGTGGCGACCTGAAGGCCATGAATGCGGAACTGTGGCATCGCGGTGCGCCATTCCGCCGGAGGCTGGTGAGTGAAAACGGGCAATCACTGGATTACGCACGGGAAGCGGCGCAGGAAGCTGGCTATGGAAACTTTGAGACTCAGGCGGATCTGCTGGATGCCATTGATATGGCCTTGTCGGGCAGGCCAGTCTGGCGTCAGGCGGATCAGGGCTATGTCGCACCGCAACAGCAAACGGATGACCCGGACTATGAGGCATGGTGGAAAGAGCAAGACCTTCTGGGCCGTGCCGAGCAGTACGGAATCAACACGGAAAACAGGCCGGTTGCTGATGTAATGGAAGAAGTCGCTGAACGCGAAGCGATTATGGCCGAGGCTGAACTAGCCGATGCGGAGAGACGGAAAATAGACGATAGCATCGACGGTGCGTTATTGCAGAATCTTCCCGATGTTGCCGATAAGCTGGAATCCAATGGATTTTTTGATGAATTTGATATACCATTCGAGGATGAAGATGCAGGAAGAAGAAGCGCTGTTTTATCTCAACCGCAGTATCCGGCGGAGCAATCTCCTGCGGCAAGCGGCCCGCGAATCCAAGCTGCCGGACGACCGGCGGATATTGTCGCAACTGGCAAGGATGCAGGATCACGCGACGCGGCTGGCCCAGAAAGCGGTGCGGTTCGCCCGGCAACCGTAGAGCAAACGCCGGCAGGTGAGCAGGCGGTAATTCCAGGTGCTGAGAAAATCCCAGATCGCCAATTGGCAGAGCGCAAGATGGAAGGCGGCCTCAAGGCCAGCAAGCCCCAGAAAGCTCCTGGTGAAGACGGTGGGTTATTCGATACCGGCGCGCGGCAGCAGACGGATATTTTTGATGCTCCCACAACTAAAAGGCAGTGGGACGATCTTACCCAGAGCGGTCAGATAAAGAATCTCTCGCAGGAGCAGCTTGCGGAAACTTACCAATCGTTGACAAAAGCCGGGGTGATAAACAAGCCTGTGGGCAAACCTTCGAAGCTCCCCACCAAACCTACGGAGTCAGCTCCGCAGGTTTCAGAGAAAGAACCCATTAAACTCACCAAGCGCGGAGACTTCTACGAAGCATATGGTGAGGATGCGCGGCTCATTGCCAAAGAGCTTGAGCTTGCTGTGACAAAGCGTGACGGCGTGGAAAGCGTTGGACTTCCTGCTCATTCTCTCGAAGGCAATATCGAAAAACTGGCAGAGGCTGGTATTGATGTGGAGAAGCGGCCCAACATCCGCGCCTCATACTTTGAAGATATTGGGTATGGGCCTCGCTTCCATGACATGAATTATGACGAACAAAAATTGCTTCTGGAGGAAATGGGAATTCAAATTCCGCCAAATAAACAGTCCTACGCGACAAAGCTTTCTGAAGCTAAAAAGGTCGCGGTGATGAAGGCGCAAAAAGCCATATTTGAACGTCTTAGTGGTGCTGAAAAGATAACGCAAAAATCTGGGCCGAAATCCTCGAAAACGGAAAGTAGCCAGCCAGCGGCAGACTATACCTCAGCAGAGCATCGCCAGAACCTCAAGAAGATGGCAGAAGGCGAACTGTCCATTGATGAGATCAAGGCGCTATTCCAGCGCGCCAAGGCATCCAAAGAAGCAATCCTCGCCGAAGCGCAGAAGCTTACCAAAGACCAGATTTCTAAGCAATTTGGGGTTAGTGGTCGTCGCGGCGACGAAACAAAAGACTGGATGGTGAAGCAGGCTTATAGCGAAGTCTTGCGCGATTTCTACATGGGTGATAGCTTCTCATGGTCGCCCTTCGAGGAAAAGTTCGATGCCGCCGTTGAGCGCCTGGTTATGGCGCAGACGCAGAGCGATGTGGATGCAGCAATCAAGCGCCGCGCTGAACGTGATGTAGAGCGCAAGAAGCATGCTGACTCCATTGTAAAAAGCCTGACTAATCCGCAAACGCTGGAAGAATACCGCGTTTTTGCCAATGAATATGGCGTAGCAAAATTCACTGACGAGCAGCTTGCTAATTATGATGCCCTGGTCGCAGAGGCCACCAGCGAGAAGCGCAAGATCGAAAAAGCGCAGGCCGCCACCGTGAAGGGCGTCGAAACCCCTGACGGCATCGAGGCGGAGATCATCGAGACGAAGCACACGCAAAAAGGCCATGACCTGTTCGTGGTACGCCTGAGCGACAGAGTGGAGAAAGATGTCTATAACGCCCTGAACACCACGGCAAAACGCCTTGGTGGGTATTATTCCTCTTACCGCGGAAACGGCGCGACTCCTGGCTTCCAGTTCACCACTCGCCAGGCTGCTGAAAGCTTTGTCGCGGCATCGAAGGGCGAAACCGTTACGGCCGAGAAAGGTCGCAAGCCGGAAACCCGCGCCGAGAAGCTGCGCGCACAGGGCGAAAAGCTGATCGAGGCAGGCGAGGCTTCGATGGGGCAAGAACGCAAGGTCAATACCCACCGCCGCGCGACTATGGCAGCAGGTGCAGAAGCTAATGCTGCTGCAGAAATTGCCATGGGCAAGACTATGAAAGCGATTGCCGACAAGATCGAATCCGGCACGGCAGGTATGCTGGAGAATATCAACGCCCGCACTGAGATTGAAACCCTCCATGGCATCATGCGCCAGGCCATGTATAAATCCGACCGCAAAGCGGAAAACTCTAATTTGAGTTATGCCGAGCGGGAAGAGTTAAAGCGCCGCAAGTTCGACGCTGCTGACGCCCGCAATATCGAGTACCCGTTCCCCGCCTTCCATGTGGACAACGTGCTGCGTTCAGCAGCGGAAATTGGGTCTAAGTCCGGCTTCAAGCAATTGGGTCAGCATTTGGCAAAGCTCCAAAGGGAGGCCGTGAAGAAGAAGGAAAACCTTATTCAAGTTCGCGACCCTAAATATATTGCCAAGGTGAAGGAAGCCGCAGAGCAATATGAACACGTCATGGGCTGGCTCGCTGATCGAGGTGTTACCGATTACATGCGCGTGCAGCGCCTGGGCCTGACCAATATGCCATTGCTACGCCAGGCCGTGCGCGAATACTCCGCACTGATGTCGGAGAAGCCGAAAGCTGATCCCATCAAGGAAGCCGAGCGCGCATTGGTAGGCAAGAAGTGGGAGGGGTATTTCCCTACCCCCGCCTCGCTCGCGGAGCGTATGGCCGACGAGCTGGATGTGAACGAAGGGCACACGGTGCTGGAGCCCAGCGCGGGCAAGGGAAGCCTGATCGATGCCGTCGTTGCTGCAGGTGCTAACCCTGCCAATGTTGACGCGCTGGAGATTGTCACCGACCTGCAAAATATCCTGAAGCTGAAGGGATATAACGTGGTGGGACGTAATTTCTTGGAACATGAGGAGAGTTACGACCGCATCATCATGAACCCGCCTTTCGAGAACGGGCAGGATATTGATCATGTGCGCCATGCGTACTCGCTGTTGAAACCCGGTGGGCGCATTGCTGCCATCATGTCTGAGGGGCCATTCTACCGCAGCGACAAGAAAGCTACCGAGTTCCGCGACTGGCTGGAGAGCGTAGGAGGCTCCTCGGAGAAGCTGCCGGAAGGCTCGTTTAAGGACAGCGACAGATCAACCGGCGTTGCCACGCGCATGGTAATTATCGACAAGCCAGAAATATCCTACCGCCGCGAGCCTGCCGCCGCACCCTCGCAGCGCATACGGATAGAGCGCAAGGCGAACTGGACGCGCAATGAAAAGCGCGTGGCGGCGGAGATGAAGCGCCTTGCCAGCCAGCGTTTTGGCGATGGGCTGAAGCTGGACTATGTGGATTCCATCACGGATTCCAGCGGCATGAGGGTGACGGGCTTTTATCGCCCCGGCGACATGACGGTGGGCGAGGCGCTGGCGGTGATTGCCATGAGCGAGAAGCCCTACAATACCCTGAACCACGAAGGCATCCACCATCTGCGCCGCATCGGTGCGCTGGACGGTGTTTGGGATGCCCTCAGCAAGGTAGCGGCGAACCGCTGGATCAAGCAGTACCGCATTGAGGAGGCCTATCCCAATGACGGCAGCATGACGCCCCGCCGGTTACGGGAGCTGCATGTAGAGGAGGCCATTGCCGAAGCCTTCGCGGATTACGTCAGCGGGAAAGGTGGCATGCGCCCCCCTGCGATTACCGAGGCATTCCGCAAGATAAAGGCCTTCTTCGACAGCCTCCGCAATTACCTGAAGGGCGAGGGCTTTACCTCGTGGCGTTCCATCTTTGAGGATATTGCCAGCGGAAAATCAGCACAGCCGCAGGCGGAGTATGGCGGCGAGCTTGCCCCTGCGATGTTCCAGAAAGCACCGCCCACGGAGAGCGAGGCCTTCAAGAAATGGTTCGGTGACAGCAAGGTGGTTGATGCGGAAGGTAAGCCGCTGGTGGTTTATCATGGGACTGGCCCTGGCGCAGATATAGAGTCTTTCTTGCCGAAAGGCGGGCGAGATGGTGAATGGCAGGATGCTCTTAAGCACTTTAGGGAAGCACAGCGCAATAATAAACAATATGGGTATTTTCATTTCCGCAATGGCAGCTTCTTCAGCCCGTTCCCAGAGTATGCTGGGAACTATACGGCGGAGGGTTCTGGGGCTATGTATCCTGCCTATATTAAGGCAGAGAATCCCGTCTACTTCGACCAGAAAACAAAAGAAGTCACGGGTACTGATCCGAATAAAACCCCTGATGCGCTTATCTTACATGTTGGAGGAGTAATCAACGAGGTAGCAGTCATAGACCCCACCCAAGTTAAGTCTATATTTAACCAAGGCACCTTCGATCCCAGTGATGCGCGCATATTGTTCCAGCGCAGCCTGCCCAAAGAGCAATCCGAGAGGCTGGGCAAGACCCGTGCAGGCCGCGCGCTGCGTGACTGGCTGGCAGAAACCACGGGCCTTACTTCAGAGATGCGCAACCCGAAGGCCTATAATTCCGGCAGCCTGTTTGTGCGCAAGCTGGTGCAATCCAATGACGGGGTGCTGAAATATCTGGAGAACGCCTACAACAGCAAGACGATTGGAGAGATTCGCAAGATGCTGTGGGCGGAGGCCGGAGCCGATGCCGGAACGGGCGCCACTTACGAGGAAGCGGTGGATCGCTATGCCATCAGCCGAATCAACCGCCTTGGCCGCGCACTAAAGCCCTTTGATAAGAAGGAGTGGCCCAAGGTGACGAAGCTGCTCCAGAACCCGGCGCTGCTGGAGAAGCACAAGGATAAGCCCATCGGCAAAGCTGCGCAGGAAATAAGAAAGATTCTGGACGAGAACGCCAAGTATCTGAACGAGGGCGGCTTTGAGTTCAAGGCGATGGAGGGATATTTCCCCCGCGTCTATGACGCGGAGAAGGTGGCGCGCAATGAAAATGAATTCCTGCGCAGCGCCATGAAAGCCTATCAGGCCACTTACGGTGAGGAGCTTGATTCCGGCGAAATGGCTTCACTGGCAGAGGCGTGGCTGGGCAGGATTTTGCTGCAAGGTCGTGGCATTCAGGCCAACGATATGGAGTTTTCCTATATCAACACCTCGATGCCAAGGCCGAAGTTCACCAAGCCGCGCAGCCTTTCCAAAGAGGCCGACGAGATTATGCGGCCCTTCCTGCAACAAGACCCCTTTGAGGCGGTGTATCACCACGTCTGGCGCTCTACCCGCATGGTGGAGTTCAAGAAGCGATTCGGCGGCGAGAAGTGGCCGCAGCTCAAGGCGCGGCTGATAGAAGAAGGATTGGACGGTAACGCCATCTCCGAAGTGGTGGGCGCCATCCAGTCTGCTACAGGCACCATGCCGGATCGCGTGACCAGCACCACCCGCAGCGTGCTTTCCTGGGCGCGGCTTTACACCTACCTGCGCTTCCTCGACAAGACCGCGCTTTACCAGATTCAGGAATTGATGGTGACGGGAATGCGCACGGGGAACGCATTGGACAGCCTGCAATCCATCAAAGACACGCTGAAGGCGCTGGCCAAGACCGGCGATATGAAAGAAACCATCCAGCTTGCCGAGGACGTGCTGGGCATTACCGGAGAGGTTGCGGAAGATCTGGTGCTTGATGCCCGCTTTGGTGGCGCATTGGATGACAAGCTGCCCATGCTGCTGGCGCAGAAGTTCTTCCGTGGCACCTTCCTGACGCAGGCGACGGCGGCCTCGCGCATTGCGGCGCTGAAAAGCGGCCAGCGGTTTATGCTTCGTCTGGCGCAGCATGTTTCCGGCGATACGGCCCGACGCCGAAGCAGCGAGTTCCTGCTGCGCGAGCTTGGCATTCCGAAGGGCAGGGAAGCGGCCTTCTCCCGCTGGTTGCTGAACCAGAACAACAATCCACAGGCAACGGAGATGTATCACACGGCACTGGCCCGGTTCACGGATCAGGTGATTATGCGGCCCAAACATGCGGAGCGGCAGCGATTTGCCGGGCATCCGGTGTTCTCGCTTTTCTACCAGTTGCAGGCTTACATTATGAGCTTCTCGAAGAACGTGCTGCTGCGCATGGGAAACACCACCAGCGAAGCCTTCGCCAGCGGCAAGGGGTACACCATGGCCGACAGAATAGCCTTCCTTGGGCCTGCGCTTGCCCTTCCTCTAATGGTGGCAGTGGCCGGTGGCATGTGGGAGCTGCGGGATGAAGTGCTATTCAAGCGCCCGGATGCAAAGAAACAGGAGCCTTGGCAGGATGCCCTGAAGGTTGCCAGCGCCTCCGGCCTGTTCGGTGCTTTTGACCCCTACCTGAATATGTTCCTGAGCCTGCGCTACCGCAAAGACCCGGCCAATGCGCTTTCAGGCCCGCTCCTGAGCGAGATATTCGCCACGATCAAAACTATGGGCGAATACACGTTCAACAACAGCCCGCGCACGAACTCGGCGGAGCGCGCGGCGGCGAAGGATGTTTACGACATGGGAGTCAAGCCAGCAGCAAACGGACTGGTAAGCCTGGCCCCACTCCCTGCATTGGTTCGCTATGGTATAATCCAGACAGTAGGCCACCCGGAAACAAGAGAGGCTTTTGTGTCCGGCATCGCAGGCAAAGAAAGGAGATAGGCATGGCGCAGCCACCGCAACAAGGTTGGAAGATCGACAAGCATATCCCGGTGGCGGTGATTCTTGCCATCATCCTGCAAACCTTTGGCGCGATCTGGTGGGCTTCCAGCGTCACCACGCGCATTGAGGCGCTGGAAAG